ATATTTATCGATGCTGGAGCATTACAATTTGAAGTTAAGGCTAGCTGGATAGATTTATTACAATTAGTATTAATAACTGTGATCGGGGCTTATTTCGGCGGACGATCATTAGAAAAAGTAAAAAAATAAAATTATGGGAAAATTTTTTAACATAACAATAAAACCAACAATAAAAGCCAGTGATCAACATAACGGCGCTTTCAGTGCGCATGATTTATTATGGGACTGGACTAAATTCAACATACCGAAAGGTGGTGGTTGTTTAAGAGGCGTTACAGCTTTAATTAGAGGTGCAGACGGCGCAGCACAAACAGCTAGAGATTTAGTTGTGTACTTTGCGGAGGCTAGCGAAGACGGAACAGCACCTACTTCATTAGGAGCTGAACATGCTACTGTTAATGGAGTAGGATATTATAATAACCTTGTTGGTGGTATAAATATGGACGCAAATGATAATATTGGCAGTCTTGACTATATGAACGTTATGTCTACCGGCGGTGGTGGCGGTGGTGATCAAATACCATTTATAAACTTAACAGGTAAACCTAATTTAACAAAAGATGGATTTAATAGTTTATATATTGGTGGTATAGTAGGAGCCGCAGGTGATTGGTCTTTTAGTACCAATGTATTAACAACAGGAGCTTTAGACGTTTCTGAAATAGCAACACAAGCATCAATAGATTCTTTAGATGATGGTAGTGGTGGTAGTGCTCTTGCAACTAAAAAATTTGCAGTAGGTGATATTATACACGCACAAGATGATATAATAATAGGAGAAGTAACAGCTGTTAACGCCACTGATTTAACATTTAGACATGATGGTAATAAACAGTATCATGCTAATGGAGAAGTTTTATATGAAGCACCAGCAAATTTAACTGCTTGGAAAATACAAAACGGAGCAGATGCAGCTGGAGATTTAGCAAATAACGATGAGTTATACAATATTAACCCAATAACAATGATATTACACTTCGAACATTAAAATAAAATTAATTTAAATTAAATAAACATGGCGAAAAAAGAGAAGTTGGTTAACTTAAAACCAAAAACAGAAAAAATTTCTGAAACACAATTAACGCAATTACAAAACTTAGTTAGTAATGTTAATAAAATAAAATTTGATCTTGGTTCATTAGAAGCACAAAAGCATAGTATGTTGCACGGTTTAATGAAAGCAAATGATGCTATTATGGAAATGCAAAACGTGTTTGAAAAAGAATACGGTACTTATGATGTTAACATCCAAGACGGAACAATAAATTACAAAGATGAGCAAGCTGATAAGAAAGATTAGTGTAGGTAAAGATTATAAAAACGATGCTATGCATTATTCTGTTGGTCAAGAAGTATATGGTGGTCATACTATTTGTGATATTATAGAAGAACAAGATAAGTTTTCTGTTTATATTAAAAAAGGTAAAGATGTTTTACCTTGGAAAGATTTTAATAAAAACATGGCTGTTTCTGTTGAGTATAATTTAGAATACTAATGAGAAGTGTTTATAACTTTGTTATAACGCCAAAAGGAAATAGATACAACAATACTAAAAAAGTAGGTAATAAAGAGTTAGTTATTAATACAGAAATTTACAATCATCAATATGTAAATAGAGAAGCTGTTGTTGTATCAACACCTATAGTTGGTAAAGATTTAGGTATAAAACCAGGCGATACAATTATAACTCATTTTAACGTTTTTAGAAGATGGCATGATGTTAAAGGTAATGAAAAAAATAGTAAAAGCTATTTTGATGAAAAAACATATCTTATCAACTTTGATCAAATTTTTTTATATAAAAGAAATAATAAATGGAAAGTGCCTAAAGGTTATTGTTTTATACAACCAATAAAAGAAATAGATAAGTTTGGAATAGACACAGAAAAACCTTTAATGGGTATAGTTAAGTATTCAGACGGAACTGTAAACGTTGGTGATCTTGTAGGTGTTAGACCTAATTCAAAATTTGAGTTCGTTATAGACGGACAAAGATTATATCGAGTTTTATCTAATTTTATAACAATTAAATATGAACATCAAGAAACGAAGAAACGTATAATCCAAGCTGGGCATAAAGCAGTTGAAGAGTTAATTAAAGTAGCTAAAGAAGCTATTGTTGATTCAGACGATGATATCTCAGCTGACAGATTAAAAAACGCAGCTGCTACTAAAAAGCTAGCTATATTTGACGCGTTTGAAATATTAAATAGAATCCAAGAAGAAGAAAATATATTAGAAGGTAAACAACCTGAAGAAAAAAAAGAAAGAGTATTTAAAGGATTTGCAGAAGGAAGATCAAAATGAGTTACAATCAAACTTTATACCAAATAATAGAACCTATAAAAAAGACTACAATAAATAGACTTAATAAAGGTAAAAAATGGAAATACGGTTACAATAAAGAACACGACTTGGTTGTTATTTCTAAAACTGGGCAAATAGGTGAAATATATGAAATACAAGATTTAAAAATAGCTTTACCTAAAAAACCAAAAAACGTATTTAAACATTCTAAGAATAGATGGATTAAAATAGATCAACCAAAAGAATTAAGTAAATTAAAAAATATATTTGATTGGAGACAACATCCAGATGAAGCCAAAGATCAATGGTATGATTACATAGATGAAGAATTTAAACGAAGAGAAGAAGGATTTTGGTTTATCAATAATAACACACCAACATATATAACCGGAACACATTATATGTATTTACAGTGGAGCAAAATTGATGTAGGTGCACCTGACTTTAGAGAAGCTAATAGGTTGTTTTATATATTTTGGGAAGCTTGTAAAGCTGATAAAAGATGTTATGGGATGTGTTATTTAAAAAATAGACGTTCTGGGTTTTCTTTTATGTCATCAGCAGAAACAGTTAACTTAGCTACTATATCAAGTGATAGTAGATATGGGATACTTTCTAAAACAGGTTCAGATGCTAAGAAAATGTTTACAGATAAAGTTGTACCTATATCAGTTAACTATCCTTTTTTCTTTAAACCGATACAAGATGGTATGGATAGACCCAAAACAGAACTAGCTTATAGAGTGCCGGCTAGTAAGTTTACGCGAAAGAAAATAACAAGCGGTGAAAAGCTTGAAGAACTACAAGGTTTAGATACAACTATTGATTGGAAAAACACAGGAGACAATAGTTATGATGGTGAAAAATTAGCATTACTAGTACACGATGAAAGTGGTAAATGGGAAAGACCTGACAATATATTAAATAACTGGCGAGTTACAAAAACATGCTTACGATTAGGTAGTAGAATTATTGGTAAATGCATGATGGGTTCTACTTCAAACGCTTTAGACAAAGGAGGTAATAATTTTAAAAAACTTTACAATGATTCGGATGTCACAAAAAGAAATAGAAATGGACAGACAAAGAGCGGTTTATACTCTTTGTTTATACCAATGGAATGGAACTATGAAGGATTTATTGACAGACACGGACTTCCTGTCTTTACTAACCCAAATAATGATGTTGTCGGACCAGATGGAGAATTAATAGATGTTGGGATTATAGAACATTGGAATAATGAGGCTGAAGGTTTAAAGTCAGATCAAGATGCTTTAAATGAATTTTATAGACAATTTCCAAGAACAACTGAGCATGCGTTTAGAGATGAAACAAAAAATAGTATATTTAATTTAGTAAAAATATACGAACAAATAGATTACAACGAAGAGCTAGGTAGAACGTTAGGTGTATCAACAGGAAACTTTCAATGGGTTAATGGTGTTAAAGATACTCAAGTTATTTTTTATCCAGACCCAAAAGGTAGATTTAATATATCATGGACACCATCTACTAATATACAAAATAAAATGATAATTAAAAACGGTGTAAAGTATCCAGGTAATGATCACATGGGCGCTTTTGGTTGTGATAGTTATGATATATCTGGAACGGTTGGAGGGCAAGGTTCTAAAGGGGCTTTACATGGTTTAACTAAGTTTAGCATGGAAGACGCTCCACCTAATGCTTTTTTTTTAGAATATATAGCTAGACCACAAACAGCTGATATATTTTTTGAAGATGTTTTAATGGCGCTGGTTTTTTATGGTATGCCGTTGCTAGCAGAAAATAACAAACCTAGATTATTGTACTATTTAAGAAGAAGAGGATATAGAGGTTATTCTATGAATAGACCAGATAAAGTTTGGAACAAGTTATCTGTAGCAGAAAAAGAAGTTGGTGGTATACCAAACTCAAGTGAAGATATAAAACAAGCTCACGCTGCCGCTATAGAAGCGTATATACAAAACCATGTTGGACATATTAGTGAAGGTCGTTATGGTAATATGTATTTCAATAAAACTTTAAACGATTGGAGTGGTTTTGATATAAATAAAAGAACTAAATTTGATGCAACTATAAGTTCTGGTCTGGCTATAATGGCTTGTAATAGGCATTTATATAAACCTAATCCTAATATAAAAAAACAAGAATTAAACTTAAACATAGCAAGATATAGTAATTTAGGTACTATGTCTAAAATAATAAAAAAATAAAATATGGCTGAGTCAGTATATACTAATTTTCCATCTCAAGTCGTTAGCGACTTAGAAAAAATGAATCCAGAGTATGGGTTTAAAATTGCTAGAGCTATAGAGCAAGAATGGTTTAACGGACAAAGTGCTAATAGATATAATGATACACAGTCTAGATTCCATAATTTAAGACTATATGCTAGAGGTGAACAACCAATACAAAAATATAAAGATGAATTATCTATAAATGGTGATTTATCTTATTTAAATTTAGACTGGAAACCGGTTCCAATTGTTCCTAAGTTTGTAGACATAGTAGTAAATGGTATGTCTGAAAGATTATTTAATATTAAAGCTTATTCTCAAGACCAATATGGTGTTAGTAAAAGAACAGAATACATGGAGGCTATTATGAGGGATATGAAAACCAGGGCTTTTAATGATAGTGCTCAAGCTAAGTTTAATATGAATTTATACGAAACTCGTAAAGAAGATTTACCTGATACAGAAGAAGAACTAACGCTACACATGCAGATGAACTATAAGCAGGCAGTTGAGTTAGCCGAAGAGCAAGCTATAGATGTTTTGTTAAAAGGCAATAATTATGATTTAATTAGAAAAAGACTTATATATGACTTAACAGTTTTAGGTATAGGTTGTGTAAAAACAAGTTTTAATTTTAGTGAAGGCGTAACTATAGATTACGTTGATCCAGCAAATATAGTTTATTCTTATACAAACTCACCTTACTTTGATGATTTATATTACATAGGGGAAGTTAAAACAATACCAATTAACGAACTTGTAAAAGAGTTTCCAAATTTAACAGAATTAGAATTAGAAGAAATATCATCAAAACATTATAAAAGAACTACTGGTAGGTATACTTATAAAGAAATACACGATAAAAACAAAATACAAGTTTTATATTTTAATTATAAAACTTACATGAATGATGTTTATAAAATAAAAGAAACTGGAACTGGTGCTGAAAAAGCTATAGAAAAAGACGATACTTTTAATCCACCTGAAAATAAAGAAGGAGGCTATTCTAAACTTCAAAGATCTGTAGAGTGTGTTTTCGAGGGTGCTTATGTTTTAGGAGCAAATAAATTATTAAAATGGAAAAAAGCTGAGAACATGATGCGTTCTAAAAGCGATTTTAATAAAGTAAAAATGAACTACTCTTTAGTTGCGCCTAGAATGTACGATGGTAGAATACAATCTTTAGTAAAAAGAATAACTGGGTTTGCTGACATGATACAGTTAACTCATTTAAAATTACAGCAAGTGATGTCACGTATGGTACCAGATGGAGTGTACTTAGACGCTGACGGGCTTGCTGAAATAGATTTAGGTAATGGCACAAACTATAATCCACAAGAAGCACTAAACATGTTTTTTCAAACAGGTTCTGTTTTAGGTAGATCTTTCACTCAAGATGGTGATCCTAATCCTGGAAAAATACCTATTCAACAAATACAAAATAGCGCTGGTAGTAACAAAATACAAAGCTTAATAACTACGTATAACTACTATTTACAAATGATAAGAGATGTAACTGGATTAAATGAGGCTAGAGATGGTACAATGCCTGATCCTAGATCTTTAATAGGACTACAAAAAATAGCTGCTGCTAATTCGAATGTAGCCACTAGACATATATTAGATTCTTCTATGTTTTTAACTTCTGAAGTTGCTGAGTCTTTATCGTTAAGGATATCTGATATACTAGAGTATTCACCCACAGCTGATGCTTTTGTTCAAGCTATAGGTGCTCACAATGTAGCAACGTTAAAAGAAATGTCAGAATTACATTTATATGATTTTGGTATATTTATAGAACTAGAGCCAGACGCTGAAGAAAAACAATTATTAGAAAATAATATACAAACAGCATTATCTCAACAATTAATAGATTTAGATGATGCTATTGATATAAGAGAAGTTAGGAATATAAAACTAGCTAATCAACTATTAAAAATAAAAAGAAGAAAGAAAGCGGAAAGAGATCAACAAATGCAGCAAGAAAACATGAAGGCCCAAGCGGATGCTAACGCTCAAGCACAGCAAGTAGCTGCTCAAACTGAAATGCAAAAAAATCAAGCTAAAGCACAATCTGAAATAGCTGTAGAAGAAATGAAATCACAATTTAAACTTCAACAATTACAACAAGAAGTAGAATCTAAAAAAGAATTAATGCAGTTTGAGTTTGATTTAAATATACAAATGCAAAATATGCAAGACTCAGCTAAAAAAGAGTCTGATGCTATAAAAGAAGATCGTTTAGATTTAAGAAAGCAAATGGAAGGAAAACAAAAAAGCGAATTAGAAGTAGCAAAACAAACAGCAAGACCACCTAAAAAATTTGAGTCTTCAGGTAATGATATACTAGGAGGCGGAATGGGATTAGATAAATTTAGTCCACAGGTAGGAACTTAAAAAATTATTAACTATTATTATATTATATTATGGCAAAAATTAAAAAAGAAGAGGTAGTTGAGTCAACTACTGAAAAACAAACAGAAGAGCAGGTTCAAGAAAAAAAGAAACCTGAAATTGATTTAAATAAATTTGAAAGTAAAGATGACAATAGTGTTATCAAAGTAGATCTAAGTAAAACAGAAGAAAATGCCGATACAAAGCAAGAAGCAACAAGCGTGGCTAGCGATCAACAAGCCTCAACTATTGAAGAAGTGGTTGAAGAAATACCACAACAACAAGATGCCATTCAAAATGAAGAAGCACCCGTTGTTGAGGAAATAACAGAAGAAGAAAAAAAAGAAATAGAAGAAACTAAAGAAGAGGTTGTTAAAGCAGTTGAAGAAGCAGAAGCTACTGGTAATCCACTTCCAGAAAATATAGAAAAGCTAATGACTTTCATGGAAGAAACTGGCGGTGATTTAGAAGACTATGTAAAATTAAACAGAGACATCGATAAACTAGATGACCAAGATGTCTTATATGAATATTATAAACAAACAAAACCTCATTTAAATATAGATGAAATAAATTTTATGATGAATGATAAGTTTGAATATGATGAAGACAACGACGAAGAAAAAACTATTAAAAGAAAAAAACTAGCATTAAAAGAGCAAGTTGCCAATGCTAGGACCTACTTAGACGGGCAAAAGTCTAAATACTATGAAGAAATCAAAGCTGGATCAAAGCTAACACAAGATCAACAAAAAGCTGTAGATTTTTTTAATAGGTATAACAAGGAATCAGAACAATCTGAAAAAGCAGCTAAACAACAACGTGAAACGTTTAAACTTAAAACTAATCAAGTTTTTAATGAAAACTTTAAAGGTTTTGAATATAATGTTGGAGATAAAAAATTTAGATTCAATGTTAAAGACACGGAACAAGTTAAAGAAAACCAAAGTGATATTAGTAATTTCGCCAAAAAGTTTTTGAACGAAAATAATACTATTGAAGACGCTAAAGGTTATCATAAAGGTTTGTTTACTGCTATGAACGCTGATGCTATTGCTAAGCATTTTTACGAGCAAGGCAAAGCAGATGGTTTAAAAGATAGTATCGCTAAAAGCAAAAATATAAATGTTAACCCAAGACAAGCTCATAACGAAGCACAAGCTGGAGGCATGAAGTATAAAGTTTTAGGTGATAGTTCTTCTGATTTTAAAGTTAGAATTAAAAACAATAAATAACAATTAAAATTTAAAAATTATGCCAATAACAAGTGCAAGTGGTCCTGACGCGGCTCCAAGACAACAGGTATTATCTACTAACTATGTAGATTTTACAGGTGCTGGAAGCGCATGGGCTCAACAATACTTACCAGATCTTATGGAAAAAGAAGCTGAGATTTATGGTAAAAGAACAATTTCTGGGTTTTTAGCCCAAGTAGGTGCAGAAGAAGCTTCTGCAGCAGATAGAGTAGTATGGTCTGAACAAGGTAGATTACACCTATGCTATACAGCAACATGTGAGGATGCTGTTGGTGGTAACGACGATGCTTCTGATAACATGTTTACAGTTATTAAAGATATTGATGGAAACACAATAACAGCTGGTGAACATGGTATTAGATTAGGTGATACGGTTTTAGTATCTAACTCTACTTTAACATTAAGAGGTTACGTTAGTGTAATAAACGAAGCAACTAACAACATTACTATTCTTCCTTATAATCATGCTGATTTTGATCAAGCTGGTTTTTCTGATGGCGCTGGTGCTGAAGCTTACAGAATCTTAGTTTATGGTTCTGAATTTGCAAAAGGTACTGCTGCAAGAACATCTGCAAACGAACCACAATTCAAATCACATTTTAACAAACACATCATCTTAAAAGATTACTACGAAGTATCAGGTTCTGATGCGTCAGCAATCGGTTGGGTTGAAGTTGCTGGTGAAGAAGGTCAATCAGGTTACTTATGGTATTTAAAAGCAGAAGGTGACACTAGAGCTAGATTTGCTGACTACATAGAAATGTCTATGTTAGAAAGTCAATTTGCTGTAGCTGACTCTACTATTGAAAATGCTACTGGTGGTTTAGGTTTATCTGCTTCAACTACTGGTTATGATGCTGGTACTGAAGGTTTATTTAAAGCTATAGAAACTAGAGGACATCAAACTACTGGTGTTCTTGGTATTGATCCGGTTACTGATTTAGGAGAATTTGATTCTATATTAGCAGTATTTGATCAAAACGGTGCTATAGAAGAAAACATGATGTTCTTAGATAGAACTACTTCGTTAGCAATAGACGATATGTTAGCTGCGATGAATTCTTACGGTGGTGGTGGTACTTCTTATGGAGTATTTAACAACTCTGAAGACATGGCGTTAAATCTAGGATTTTCTGGATTTAGACGTGGTTCTTATGACTTCTATAAATCTGACTTCAAATACTTAAATGATAAAGGTACTAGAGGAGGTTTAAATGACGCTGTTACTAATATTAGAGGTGTTGTTATCCCTGCTGGTGTATCTTCAGTTTATGATGAAGTATTAGGTAGAAACATGAAAAGACCTTTCTTACATGTTAGGTACAGAGCGTCTCAAACAGAAAGTAGAAAATACAAAACTTGGGTTACAGGTTCTGTAGGAGCTATGACATCTGGAAAAGACACGATGGAAGTACACTATCTATCAGAAAGATGTTTAATCACACAAGGTGCTAACAACTTCATGTTAATGAACTAATAGCATTTAACTTAGGAAAAAGGGCGGTATACACGTAAACGTTCTCCGCCCTCTTTCTTTTTATTAATTTTATTATATATTATATTATGGCAAAAAAAACAAAAAAAGTTGAGGTTGAAGAGCCTCAAGTTAAAGACGTGGTAGTTGAAACGCCACCGGTTGTAGAGCAACCAAAACCAAAGAAAGTTGAAAAAAAATCAACTAATCCTGAAGACGGATGGGAGATTAAAGATAGAATGTATTATTTAAAAAATAATAGATCACCATTAACTTATTTAATAAGAGGTAGTGGTATTTATTACTTTGATGAAAAATTAGGATACGAAAGAGAATTAAAATATACTTCTAATCAAAAAACATGTTTTGTTGATGAAATGAAAGGACAACAAAGGTTAGAACATATTATTTTTCAAAATGGATCTTTATTTGTTCCTAGAAATAAAACAGTTTTACAAAAAATGTTATCACTGTATCATCCACATAATAACATTTTGTTTGAAGAGTATAAACCAGAAAAAGAAGCAGCTACTGAATTAGACTATATAGAATTAGAAGTAGATGCATTAATGGCAGCTAGAAGTTTAGATATAGATACAGCTGAAGCTGTTATGAGAGCAGAAGTTGGTTCTAAGGTGTCTAGCATGAGTTCTAAGGAACTTAAACGTGATTTGCTTATATTTGCTAAAAGAAACCCTAGTTTGTTTCTAGAACTAGTAGATGATGATAACGTTAAGCTTAGAAATTTTGGTATTAAAGCTAGAGAAATGGGACTAATAGATTTATCTTCAGATCAAAGAACTTTTAGTTGGGCTTCTAATGGCAGAAAACTAATGAATGTTCCTTTTGATGAACATCCTTACTCAG